ATACCAGACATATACTACCAAAACACTAGCGATCTAGGAAAAATCACATACCAATTGATGGATAATATGCAAAGTAGTACTTTGGATAGTGATGGCAATCCTCCTGCTAGACCAATTTATTCTTCTTTAAAGCAATATCCTATTGAAGGTGAGTTTGTATTACTAGTACAAGGACCTAGCGTAGCTCTTAATGAAAATAGAGACAACAGAGATTTTTATTATCTACCTCCTTTTAATTTATGGAGTGCAGCTAATCACAATGCATTGCCAGATTTAGGAGATTATAGTCAATGGGCAAATACAGATGTACGTGATTACGAAACTAGTTTAGCGACTAATCAACCGGTAGATTTATCCTCTACTGCTTCTATTGATTATCCACTCAATCCTAATTTTCCTGAAAAAAGTAATATAAAAGAATTAAGACAATTTACTGGTGACATCACAATAGAAGGTAGGTGGGGCAATTCTATTAGGTTTGGATCAACTTCTCAAATCGATAAAGGAGAGAACTACTGGTCAGCTACTGGATCAGCTGGTAGTCCAATTACTATTATTAGAAACGGTCAAGGAGTTCAATTAAATAATGAAGGTTGGATACCAACTGTTGAAAATATTAATAGAGATCCTTCCTCAATATACCTGACTAATGGACAACAGATTGTTATTGATGATATACAAAATAGTTTTAGTTTAATAAGTTTCCAAGTTAATTTAGAAACTACTCAGACAGTTTCAATACCGTTACAACAACAATTAACAAGTATTGAAAGTTTATCTGCAGCTGAACAAGATAGACGTATTGCTAATGCAGAATCACAAACTCTTAATCCCTAATGTATACACCTCAATTTCCATATCTAGGTAATCAAGTCATTATCTCATCGGGTAGATTTGTAGCGCATTCAAAGGATGATTTTATCTTCTTATTTGGTAAGAAGGGTATAGGATTGTCAACACCGGCAACTGTAAACTTAGATGTTAACGAGAGAGTTATTATAGCTTCTCCAAAAATAGAATTAGGTTATCAAGCTGAAGCAAGAGGCGACTCTGTATTGCTTGGAAATAAGACTGTAAAACAACTAAGTGACCTGTGTGACGCTATTCAAGCATTAAGTGTAGCATTAGCACAACTAGATGCTGCTACAATTGAAAAAGCGATACCCAAAATAATACAAACTAGTACAGTATTAGCTAGTCAAGCAGTTACTGTTAAGAATCAATTAAACAATAATTGTTTATCTAAAACAACTTATACATTATAATGGCTACTATAGGAGATTCATTATGGAAACTAGTAGCCAACGCTTCAAAAACGTTAGGAGAGTTTCAAGTAGGAGCTAATAAGATTCTATGGGGTAGTGGTAATATTCAGCCTATACAAACGGTAAAGTACGATCCAAAAACCAGTAATTTTCAGTATAAAACAACTCCAACTAAAGCAACACCTCCTAAGACAGGAAGCTTAATAGAATCAGGTTTATTTAATGCATTAGACGCTATTAATAAAGTTGATATTTGTAATATTCTAACCTACGCATACGATAATGTTAATTCTACAGCTCCAAAAAAATCAGATAGAGCACAATCTCCGACAAGTCAACAAAAAGCATTATATAAACTTCAAGATAGCTGTGCAGACATTGTTTCTTATATTGATAAGTATACAGCTTATCCTAATGTAATTATAGGTTCTTATGCAACCGTTGGTCCTGATCCTCGATCACTAGGAGCTACAGCTACAACACAGGAAGTTCCTGCAGAAAGTTTATCAGGTACTACAATACAAAAGTATAACTTATACAATTTAATACTTTCAATCAAAGATACTTTTGCAGTAGGAAATAGTAGTGCAGGTAGTATTTTAACTAAAGAAGATGAGACGTTAATTACGCAAGTTCCAACGTTAGGAGCTAATATTAATGTAATAGATAACTTTATACGAAGTACAAATAGGTATACAGATTTTAGTCAAATTACAAACGAAGATCTTGCTAAGATAAGAGCCTCAATAAATACACTTAGAGCTGTCTGTGTAACAATTCAAAACTTAGACTTTAAGAGAGCTATTGTAATAGCTGGTAATTTTTTAAATATAGATGTGCGAAATGAACTACAAGAGTTAAGTAAGTTCATGGATCCACTTAAACTTATTCCAACCTTAAGGCAAATTAACAGTGCAATACAGTCATTTATTAAGGTAGCTCAAAAAGTACAAAATATAATAAACTTAGGTCAATTTTTAATTAAGCTTACTTTATTATTAGTAAAAGTATTTAGATTCTTATTGTACTATTTTGGTATCTTACCAATACCAATGCTATATCTTACCTACGGTGCTCAATCTAAAATAAGTGATGTAAAAGATGCCGCAAAGGATAATGTGTCAGGTTTAGCTAGAGTACTTAATGGACTAAATGCTTTATTGAGTATAACAACTATTTTTGTTCGTTATCTATTAACAAATGCTGTAGAATTACAAAGAAGACTTCAAGTTTTACTCTTAAATTTAGAGGTGTGCGAATCCATGAAAGGTTCAGACATATTAGATGAATTAAGAAAAACATCAGAAGCTCTAAAAATTTTAGAAACTCAATTAGGAGATTACATAAGAATGTATGATTCTAAGACAGATCCTGAAACTGCACTATTTGGATCTTACGATATTAGAGTCGTAGACGAAGAAGTTACTGATCAAAGTATACCAAATAAGCGTAGAAGAGGTATAGCTTTAGACCAAAACGGCTTTATTGTAACACAATCAGATTTAACTTTTGCGACAAATGCAAGTATAATCATAAACGAAGTTAAACTGAAGCTCATGGCAGCAGGCTTGGTTCAACCGAGTTTTGGAGCCCTGGATGGACCAGATTTAGCTATTATAAGTGAATCCTTAAATTACTTAGACAATAACGATGTTTTACAGGATGATCTAAATATTCAAACCTTTGAAAATAGAGATACTCCTGATAACCTTGATGAGTCTCAGGGACTAGGATTGAACGCATTCTTGAACAATTTACCAGGGGGTAGACGTCTAAGAAGGAGAGTTAGGAGCTCATTAGGCTCTGCTTCTAGTCAGTTAGCAACCCAAATAGCCGCTGAAAAACAATCAGCAGCTAATGCATTAAAACCAAAATAACATTCAAAAACCCGTAAATAAAATATTTATAACATATGGCAAAAGTAGACGCACTTAGAAAACTGATCCGCGAAGAAGTAAGAGCGGTATTTCAGGAAGAACTTGCAGGCATTCTAAAAGAAGCTATTATGGTTAATAAAGGTCAACAACCGATAACCGAATCAGCTGCTCCAAGAAAAGCACAAGTTCCTGGGACTCTCAATACGCAGAGACCTAAACCCTTAATGGCTCCTGTTTTAGGTGCTGGTAATCCGTTAAATAGCTTATTAGCTGAAACAGCTGCTACTATGACTGCCGATGATTATGGTAGTTTAGGTGGCGAAAGTGTAGAAAGGGAAGCTCCTATTGTAGAGTCAGTTGGAGATATGTTTGCTAGTGCAAGAGCTAGTTCAAACCTAGATGCTATCCAAATTAATGCCGTACCAGACTTTACTGGTATAATGGCTAAAATGAAAGCAAACGGAGAAATTTAATGGCGTATAATTTAAGAAATATAAATGTATTAGACCTAAAACCTTCAACAGGTATTGGCGTTGCTTTACCGTTTTCTAACCCAGCGGTATTTGAAACTGTGTATACTACGAAGGAACAGTTAAGGTTTAACATGATTAATTTTTTATTGACTGATAGAGGTGAGAGAATTTTTAATCCAAATTTTGGAGCTAACATTAGAGCTCAATTATTTGAGCAAATAACTCAAGAAACTTTAGACGCTTTAGATATTCAGATTAAGAACGGAATAGCTCAATACTTTCCAAACGTAACAATTACTAGTTTAGAATTCCTTCCAGAACCTAATCGCAATACCTTACTAATTCAGTTTTCGTACGTAATAAATAACACCGGAGAATCCGATAATTTAATAATAAGCTTAGATGGCCAGTAAAGATATAAAATACCTTAATAAAGATTTTAACACCTTTAGAGAGGCGTTGATTGAGTATGCAAAAGCATACTATCCAACTGATTACAACGATTTTTCAACATCGTCTCCAGGAACTATGTTTATAGAAATGGCATCTTATGTTGGAGATGTTTTGTCGTTTTATTTAGACAATCAACTACAAGAAACTTTCTTAGAATATGCTAAGCAAACAAATAATTTATACAGCTTAGCTTATATGTTAGGTTATAGACCTAAAGTAACTTCAGCAGCTTTATTAGACCTTACTGTTTACCAGCAGCTTCCTGCTTCAGGAGCAGCATATCAACCTGATTTTAGTTACGCAATGACTATTGAGGAGGGGATGCAAGTTAGATCTAACATTAGTAATAACAACTTTTTTTATTGTCCTAATAAGGTAAACTTTAAACTATCTTCTTCTATAGATCCTACTAATATCACGGTTTATACAACGGTTGGTGGTAATCCAAATACATACTTACTAGAAAAGAAAACACAAGCATTATCAGGTCAAATAAAGACAACTACTTTATCTTTTGGAGCTTCTGAAAGATATGCAATAAGAGCTATTAATGATACTGATATTATAGAAATTCTAAATGTAACAGATAGTGATGGAAATCTTTGGTATGAGGTACCTTACTTAGCTCAAGATTATATTTTGAAGCCTGTAGCTAATACGGCTCTTGCTTATCCTCAACTTTTCCAAGAAGCTAACCAAGTTCCTTACATCTTAGAAAGGATGGCAGTTCCTAGAAGATTTGTTTCTAGATTTAAAACAAATGCTACCTTAGAATTAGAATTTGGAGCAGGTGTGTCAGCAGCATCAGGGTCAGTTCCAAATCCATTTAATGTAGGTATTGGTACTGTTAACGGTATTGATTTATTAAATACAGCATACGATCCAACTAACTTTGTTACTAACCAATCCTATGGAGTACCTCCTTCTAATACAGTACTAACTGTAAACTACCTTGTAGGTGGAGGAGCAAGTGCAAACGTGCAAGTAGGAGAACTTACAAATATATCATCAGCAGTTACTACTTTCACTAGTGTAGTTAATGCAAACACAGCTGCTGCTATTCAAGCAACCCTTTTAACAGATAACTTAGAAAGAGGTGTTGGAGGTGGTGATGGCGATAGTGACGAACAGTTGAGATTAAATACGTTAGCTATATTCCCATCTCAATTAAGAGCTGTAACACAACAGGATTATTTAGGTATTGTATTAGGCATGCCTTCTAAGTTTGGACAAGTAGCCAAGGCTTATGTAACTAAGGATACTGCAGTATTTGCACCTTATCTTGTAAACCAACCTGGTGAGAGAG